ATAATCCTTTACTTTTAAGGAAAATGATAGTAAATTTGTAAACATGGCAGCCCCTAAAGGAAATCAGTTTTGGAAACTTGCCTCAAAGCATGGTAGGGAAAAACTGTTTAAAACTCCCGTCCTACTCTGGAAGGCCGCAACGGAATATTTCACGTGGTGTGAAGCAAACCCACTTATTGAGCAAGATTTCAGGGGCAAAGATGCTTTTGAAATTCATTTGAATCACCCCAGGCCGTTCACTATTCAGGGAATTTGTCACTATCTCAATTGTAATGTTGGGTATTTCAATGATTTTGAGAACTCAATAAAAGCCAAAAAGGACAAAAGGTCAAAAGACTTTTCCGGTATCATTACGCACATAAAGGAAATCATATACCGGCAAAAGTATGAACATGCTGCAACCGGATTCTTTAACGCTAACATAATTGCCAGAGATTTAGGGCTTTCTGAAAAGATTGATGCAAATGTAACCAGCGAATCCGAGGATGTTGCTAAATTTTTCCCTTTTGCAAAACCCATCGACTGAATCGGTTTACAATTCTAACCTGATTGCCCTGCATGATACAATGGCAAGCGGCAAGCGGGGGGCTGTGTTAGAAGGTGGTTCAAGATCAGGGAAGACTTGGAGTTCAATCGACTTTATTATTTGGCTTGCAGCAACACAAGGAAGGGTTACAATAAATATCATTCGGGAATCTTACAATAGCTTTAAAACAACGATTTACGATGATTTTAAAATAAGGCTGGCACAATTTCCTCACCTGAATAAATACAACAAGTTTGCAGTTGTTCAAGATATTCCATTTTTAAAACTGTTTTATGCAAAAATAAACTTCATTGGCGCAGATCAGCCTTCAAAGTTTCACGGGGCCGGGTGTGATTATTTCTATATCAACGAGGCACTGGAAATTCAGCAGGCTATTTTCGATCAACTTGAAATGCGATGCCGTAAGTTTTGGTGGCTGGATTATAACCCGAAATGCAGCGAACATTGGATATTTAACAAGTTAGAAAAAAGAACTGATGTAAAGTTCTTTCATTCAACCATGCTGGATAATCCCTGTATCGGGAAATGGGAAAGGTCGAAAATCCTCAGTTATGAGCCTACAAAAGAGAACATATCACAAGGAACTGCGGATGAATATAACTGGAAGGTTTACGGCCTGGGACTTCGTGCCTCACCTAAAGGATTGATTTTCCCGAATGTAACCTGGATTGACACTTTCCCGACTGACATTGAGGAAATCATTTACGGTATGGATTTTGGCTATACCAATTCTCCGACAGCGATAGTAAAAGTGGGACGTAACGGTAAGAATCTTTACATTCAGAAACTATTTTATACCCCGACAGATAACGCCGCTGATCTTGCCGCTGCAATAAAGGTCTTGGATATAAAAGGTTCAATCTGGGCCGACAGTGCTGATCCCGGCCTGATCACTGATTTAAACAATAAAGGATTGAACGTTTACGCCGTAAGAAAGTTTGCAGATTCAATACGTTACGGAATCGACCTGATCAAACAGCATCACATTCACCTGGTACGAGACCCTGATCTAAGGCGGGAACAGGAGAATTATCACTGGAGGGAAATAGGAGGAATTTCGCTGAATGAACCGATTGACGATTTTAATCATATTTGGGATGGGTGCCGTTATGCCGTACTTATGAATTTCAGGAGAGAATAAGAACATAACATTTTTCAAACGATAAAAAGTGTTACACAGGGAATTTTTGATAATCGTATTTAATAATCAATGAGTTGCAAAACCTAACAATTTTGTTAAAAATGACCAAAATCACTATCTTCAATCAGGAACAGTTAGCCAAATACAAAGACATCAGGTTTAAATTGATCACAGTTGAAAACCCTCCCCCAGGATTCGTTGGTGAGCAGGTCGAGGTAGTAAAATCTGAATGCAACGGAGGCTACGTACTTCACAATCCGAAATTAGGCAGCAGGGTTGAATTAAAGAGGGCGGATGCAATCCTGAAAGAACTTTACAAAGAGACTTCCAAGATTATCAAATGGAAAAATGAGATTGAAAAGAAAGGATTTGACAAGTTTAAACCTGAATTTCCTTTTATGATTGAAATATGAAAACAGAATATAGTATGGCTACGGCCCAGTCATGGTCACCGTGACTGATTGACGACCCAGGACAGAGAGAGCCGGGTTTTTTAATGCTCTGATTTTCAATACCAATTTTCCTGTGAATAAATTTTTCCATTGAATTTTAAAGACTTTAGCAGTTTACGACTGTAATTTTGCCTTTTTGTCATTACCCGGACAGAATGGCAGTAAGATTAAGAAATCCCTTTTACAAATCACTTCCTGACCTGGATGTTAAATCCGGTTCTGATGCTATTACTACTGTCGCAACCCTGAACGGTCTGAAATACTGGAGTGGGTTAACAGCCCAAATTTTCCAAACGATCTATTCAACTGTTGGGCGGCTTAATTTAACAACCGTCGAGGGACAGACGTTAGCTTTTATGCGTTGTGCCCCAGTTGCCGCAATGATAGGCCGCCTTGCCGAATACTCTATGAACGGGAGGTACTCGTTTGTTGATCAGAACGATAAAGAGTTAAACAAAGTAAGCAATCCACTATTTGATATAACCAAGAAGCCGAATTTTCTTCAAACATGGCCGCAATTCATTGCATCGGTAATGACTTATGTCAAATTGAACGGACAAGCCTATGTGCTTCCTATAACCCCGGTCGGATTTGATGTTAAAAAGGCCCGGTCTCTATTCGTGGTTCCTAATTGGATGGTCTGGCCGGAATATACCGGAAAAAACTTCTTTCAAACCGATATGGAAGGCGTTGTTTCCGGGTATAAGGTTTCTTTTCTTGAAAAGATCGTCCCGGCGGACGAAATGATCGTAATCCGTGACACGATTCCAAATGTTGATATGAATTTTATCAACCGACTTCATGAAGGACAAAGTCGGCTTTACCCGTTAGGGGATCAGATTAATAATTTGATTGCTATTCAGGATGCCTTGTACAACATGACGACCAAACGGGGCGCAATGGGCGCATGGGTGCCTGAAAATTCCAAAGATGGGATCGGCCAGATCATGCCACTGAAGCCAAAGGAACATGATGATGTTATCAATGCTTTTCTGAAATACGGAACCGGAACTAAAAACGATGCTCCGTTTAACGTCCTGAATCTTGGGATGAAATGGGTTCAGGCTGCAATGAATGTCGGAGAATTAAAACTCTTTGAAGGAAACGAAGCGGGCATTGCCCAACTTTCCATGTCCCTGAATGTGCCTCTTTTCCTTTTAGGTTTCAAGGATTCAACATTTACCAACCTGGAAGCAGCGGGGAAGGCGTGTTATACATCTGGAGTTATCCCGGCGGTTGAAAATATCTGCATTTCGCTGGGCCAATTTTTTGAACTCGGAGACATAAAGCTCAGGGCCTATTTTGATCATTTGGAAATTTTCCAAAAGTCAAAACGTGACGAAGCCGACGCCTTACGATTCATGTGCATGGGTCTGGATATACCTTTTAAATCAGGCGTGATCACACGAGAAGAGTACCGCCACCTGATGAGTAATTTCATGCCTACGGGTACCATGTTTGATCCTGTGAACCAGGAAGGAGATACAATGCATCCACTGTTAGCACAATTAACGAAAGGGCCGAATAATGAGTAAACTGATATTTCCCAAAGAGATTTATTATAAAAATGCCACGACCAAAATTGAGGATGTGGGACAGAAAGGTGAAGTAAAATTTTGGTTTTCGGTTAATAATGTGCCGGATGGGTATAAGCAAATCGGACAAAAGGGAATGTTCCAGAAGTCAATTAATGAAAGAAAGGATCAGATTTTACATCATAAAAACCACGATTCTACCACCATGCCGGGTGTATTGACTGATATTCAGGACTTGGATTACGGCGGGCAGGCTGTTTCAAAACTAATTCTTTCCACGAAGGAGGGGGCCGACACTTACGAACAGTACAAGGCGATGGCCGAAGCCGGTAAAAGTATGCCTCATTCGTATCATTTTGACTTTGTAAAGCCCACCCTGGAGGAAGCGCTTAACGCTTACATGAATGATCAGGAATTGAAATTAAAGGAAGTTGCCCTGATTGAAGTAAGTACCTTAACGCAAATGGCGTGCAATCCTTTGGCAATTACACAGACCATTAAGTCGCTCAACAGTTTAACGGTTGACGATTTGCTCATTGAAGATACTTTCTACAAGCTGTTATTAAACTCAAAATTCGAGGATAAGACACTTGAAAATTTGCAGACAATCAAAAACCATATCGAGGCACTCATTAAGGAAAAGAGCCGGGAAACCACTCAGCATCAAAATGAGCCGCTATTCGGATTAACATTTTTAACCAACAAAAACGAAAAACAATGAAAAAATTAATCATTTTATCAATTTTCTCCCTGATGTGGTTCGTTGTACATTCTCAAACTACTGTGAGTCTGACTCCTGATACCACAGGGACGATCATCGGGGTTGATAATGCGACAACGACCGGGGGAAACGTACATACCTTTAAATCACCGCAGATCACAGGCGGCCCGTATTTTTGGAGCCTTGAGGTCTATGTGACCATAGCAGGTACCCATGCAACGGACTCCACGAGGGTTGTGGTTTACAGCTCAATGGATGGAACCAACTATACCCAGCTTACTTATGCTGATTTGGGGATTCCAAAACTTGCGGGGGCTGGTACCGCTACGGCAACAGCAGCCTATTATCAAGGAGTTGCCCCTGCCGGTGAAGTAGGTGCAAGGCTTTCCAGTGCCGGAACCGGAGCCGGTGGATGGAACTGGCACCCCACAACGCCATTGACGTACCGATATATCATGGTGAAAATCTATCAGCTAAAGGCATTATCAACCTGTACAGTAAACAAATGCCGGTTACATCTTTTCAAATAATTAAACACCAATAAAAATGAAAAAGTTATTCAAAAACAAAGTAGCGATGTTCGCACTGGCCGCATTGGCCGTGATTGTAACATTCATCTTCCTGTCAAACCCTGTTACCGGATGTGCCTTAGCTTTTGTTTTCCCATTGATTGTAAAAGTAGGGAGCAAGGATTTTACTGTTAAATCACAGGATGAAAAGGATCAAATGGATCAACTCATTAACCTGATGAACGCAATTACCGAAAAAGCGATTTCGGGTTTTATTACCGCCGATGAAGCGGCCCAGAAAATCTCTGATAAGATCGCCGAAAAGGGGTTTAAACTTGAAGATGACGCCAAGTTCAAAGAATATGCCGCCGCTGTTGT